AGGGGGCTGGCAAGAAGGCTTATGAAAGCCTCAGCAGTCTGCTGAAGTACAAGGTTCCCGGCTATCGAGACGCCACTTCCGCAGCGGAAGATTTCTTCAAGCGGATTGAAGGCCTCAAGCTTGGGTACGACGTGCTCGACGTAGGTAAGACGGCGGCTCCTCCTGGCGTGTTTAATGCACAGGTCACCCCCAAGAATATCGCAGATGTCCGTGCTGGCGCACGGGCGCGGATTGAGAACACACTGGGCACCAAAGAGAACGACCTGCAGGCTCTGCGGGGGGCGCTTGCAGATACTGGCGATTGGCGTCGGCAGGCGCTCGAGCGGCTCTACGGTCCCGATGCCGTTAATCAGCTTGCTGGTGCCGTCGATCTGCGGCAGACGATGCGAAGCAACTACGGCAACCTGCTACAGGGGTCGCAAACGGCTATCCGTACAACAAATGCAGCGGACGTTGCCGCCAGGGCAGAAGGTTCCAATGTTAAAAGGCTTTTGCCTACGAGTACCACCCCAACAGGTATTGGCATCAATGCAGCCGCCGCTGCGTTTGACAAACTGAAAAATACCATCCCGGCTCTTGGCAAAGAGAGTTTCTATCCAAGCCTGACTAAATCTCTGGCTCTGCAGGGGCCGGAACGCGATCTGTTCGTGCGCCGTCTCCTTGAAGAAGAAGCACGGCGCCGGGGGATCAATGCCTTGACTGCGGGGGGCACCCCGATGATCTCTGGTCTGTTGGGAGGCCCATAACCATGATCCTCGATCTGCTGGGCGGTATCACGCCCATCATCAACAAGGTTCTGTCTTACATCCCAGACCCAGCCGCCAGGCAGGCCGCTGAGTTGCAAATGCAGCAGGACATGCTGAAGTTTGCCGCAGAGCAGGGTGCCCAGCAGGCAGAAATCAACAAGGTGGAAGCCGCCCATACGAACATCTTCGTATCGGGCTGGCGTCCATTTCTTGGCTGGACATGCGGCGCAGCGTTTGCCTGGAACTATGTCGGGTTCCCCATGGCGTCTTGGGCAGTGGCAGTGTTCGGGTATGACGTGCCCCTCAAGCCCGTGCTAGATAATGGCCTAATGGAGTTGACCCTGGGTATGCTCGGTCTGGGCGCCATGCGCAGTTTTGAGAAGCTGAAGGGTGTGGCCCGATGAGCGATGACGTGCAGCGCGATCTCGGTAAGATGGAAGCGGACCTGAAGAATCTGGCCCGCTCCATGGATGAAATCAAAACCGACCTGCGGGAAATCCGCACCAGCTTTGATCAGATGAAGGGCGGCACCAGGGTTTTTATGGGTGTCGCGGCAGTGCTAGGCAGCGGCATTACCTTGTTCGTGAACTGGCTGATAAAGCACTAATCAAGTCGAGCACGGCAGACGCGATCAGTTCTGCGTCTGCCTTGCCAATCCCACGCTCACGGAGAAGATTCACCACCCTCTGGTGCGTGTAATCAACGGGCATTGGAAATCTTCCCTTCTTTCTCTGCCTTATATCGCGCTCTGAGCAATTCCCCGTCCCCTTCTGCGATCTCTGCCGTGCGGCACCATGGTCGATCCGGCTTGTTCCCGAGGCGCACCTGTTTGCTTCGGCGGTGCCATTGCGCGAAGCGCATAGCGTTCGTGATTTGGTTGGACCACTTCAAACTGCTGCGCACGGCTTCGGGGATCGAGAAATCCGTCGCACACCTGTCCATGATCTCAGATGCTGACAGGATGCTGCGACCTTTCCACGCACCTGTCTGCAACTCCTCGGACAACCAGCGCGCGGCATAGGGTTGACCCTCGCTGATCATCTCGACCTTAGCCTCGGTCATCTTCGGGCGGTGGTTCGGGTTGAATTTGCTGACATCCCGCTGCCGCAGCCAGACAAAGACCTTCTTCCAGCCCTCCTGCTCCAGATAAAACCCATCCGCAAGCGCAGTGTAGTAGGCATCAGGGCGGGCCTTGGCATGGGTCGAGATCACAAAGAAACGGCGGTCATCGTGCGACAGGGCGATGGCGTCTTCATGGTTGCTGAAGAACACGAAGTTAACCAGATTCGGAATCTCATAGGGCATCCGAAACTTCTTCTCGATGGTGATGGTGTCGCTCGCCGTGCCCGAGATAACCGCCTTCATGCGCTCGTACACTTCATTCTTCTCAAAGCGCAGCATCTCCTCGACCACCACCAGTTCCCGCTCAAAGAAGTCAATGAAGCGCGCAGTCAGATCCTGCGGCTGCACCGTCTGGGCATTGTGCGCCAGCCCAAACAGCAGGGGGCGTAAGAACAAGTCTTTGCCCACACCCTGGCTGCCGATGATGATTGGCGCCCATCGGATCTTGCGGCCCCGGTGCTGGACAACGTGCCCTAAGAAGTCCAGCAGATACTCCCGGTCTTCCTCATCGTCGAACAGATAGGCGACGTGATCGAGCCACGGGCGCACGTCATCGTCGGTGGCGCTTGATGGCAGGCGGTGCTCGGAATCAGTCCAGCGGTTGTAGTAGAAGGCACTGCGGCCATTGTGCGCCCAGGTCGCAAGGGTGGGCTTCCCTGGCAGATAGGTATGGCCCATCACCTGCTGGACCAGCCCGCTGTTGACCAAGATGTTTGCGGCAGACTTGGTGCCGGTGGCACCGGCTGGCGCGATCTCGGTGCCCAGCCCATAGGCTGAATTAAGGGCAGAGTGCGAGAATAGCTGCCCGCTGTCCCGCACGATCCACTGCTGCTGCTCTGCCCAATAAAGCAGCCGCTTGGCTATCGCGGCCAGCTTCTCTGCCTGCTCGGAGGCAGCGTCCTGAGCCACGGCGATCTTCTCCTGCGTGATCGATAAATCAGCCTCAAAGTCCAATCGTGCATCATCTATGAACCCGAAGCTGCGCGCCAGGCCAAACAGCCGGTCGGGGCCAACACGCACATGGGTCAGGGACCGCCAGACCCCATCGAAATAATCGGCATCCGCCCAGTCCTGCGCAGTGGCCCACTCGCGCACGGCTTGCACGATCTCTGGGCGCAGGCTCTCCCGGCCCACTGTGGCGCGAAACGCTGCCAAGACTTCCACGAATTGTTCGCGCATCGGGAACACTTCGGCATCGTTCGGAATGACCCGCAGCGCGGCCAGGGCCACGTCCACTGGCACGATGGGATCGAGGTCCGCCACGGCCACGCCACCGCTAGCTGATCCGCCCTGCATCTGGACGTGCTGGACGATCTGCCAGCCTCTGGCGTGGACCTCTGCCGTCAGCGCCCCGAGAAACGCCACCACGTCACGCGAGGTGACCTTGGCAAGCCCGTTTGCGCCCCACGCAGCCAGTTCCGCACCCTCTCGCCAAGTATACTCAGAGCCGGTCGGGTGCGTCCCCGCCACCAGGTACTGTTGCCCCGCCCCGAGAATCTCGACCGCATGTTTGTCTCCCATCTGATCCTGAAAAACGATCCTGCTCTTGCGGATCGGCTCGTCCCCCGTGCGCCGGAACACCATCAGCGCACGCGGTGCCCCGCCGCGCTCCCGCACGGGTGCGTTCCCGAGGTGGAAGGTGGCAAGGCTTTCGATCAGGTCGCGCACGTCGGGGCTGGAAACGTCAATGTCCACTGCGGGCCAGTTCTCTGCACGCAGGCCCACGTTGCCGGTGGGCCAGGATGCAGATCGAGCGACCACCTGCGGCCCGATGCCCATGGTGGGCCACGCCCCCGTCAGGCCGCACCACTCGCCAGTGTGAAAGTTGTACCGGCCCGGAATCTTCCCCACCTGCTTGGGATCGACTGCCGACCCCGAAACAACCTTCGCGCCTGGCGGAATGATCGGCAGCAGGTCGGCGGCTGGGAAACTGCCACGCTGAATGAATGCACTGGTGGCTTGACCGAATGTCGCGCGTTGCGTCATATTATCCCCGCACTCTCCATGTGTATCCTCCTGATACTGACTTGCCTGCGGGATAAAACCCGCAGGCATTTTTTTGTCAGGAGTCGAGGGGTTCAATGATGACCCGCAGGCCCAGCGCCTCGCAATAGTCCAATACTGATTGGAACCGCGTGGTCCCCGCGTTCTTCTTCCACCACCAATACATGGACGGCGACTTGCCCGCGATGGCGGACATCTCGCGCTCTGACTTGCCGCGCAGTGTGCGGGCAGTGTCGATGACCTTTACCAGGTCGTTGGCGGTTCTAACGTGCATCTCTGAAACTCTCCATCTCAGGCCGGTCATCTGTGCCTAGTTCCCGATGCTCATAAGCCATCAGGAACCCAAGGCAACAAGCGGCGTGTGCCAAGTGCGGCAAGCCGGATTCCTCATCGCACTTCTGCCCAGTCCACCACGCCCAAAGGTGCCGCTGTAAAGCAGCAAAATACCGACTGTATTCTGCCCCCTGCGCCCAGTTGTTCGGCGCATACTTCTGCGCACCGTACTCCAGCACTCTGGCTGTTTCGTGCAGCAGTTCTGGGGGAAGCAGATCATAGCGTGGTTTGCCGCCGTCTGCCTTCTTAAACTCACTTCCCATAGCGCAGTCCTTCCTTGGCCTCTGCTGCCACCGGGAACCCCTTGGCCCAGTCTGGCACTTGGCACATGATCTCGACCATTTCTTCCTGCGATCCCCAGGCATTGGGTACTTCGCAAATCACCTCGTCATGCACCGACGCGATCACCGGATAGCCTCGCGGCTCCAGCGCCAGCATGGCACCTGCGATCAGATCGCGGCAGATGCCCTGCACAATGTTCTCGGTCAGCTTGCCGCCGAAGGTGCGTTCCTGCTGCCACTTGCGGGTGAAGCTGCTGACGGCCATGTATGCCAAAGCCGGCTTGACCCCAAACGGACCAGCCTGTTCGACCACACGCGGCTCCCGGTAAAACAGCTTCCGGCCCGAAGGCAGGCGGACCATCAACCAATCCTTTTCGCAGCGGAACATCACTTTGCCGTAAGTGGTGTCATTGCATGGGCGGCGCACTGCGGCAATCGCAGCGTCCTCCAGCCTGCGCCACAGCAGCGGGATCTGAGGGTAAAGGGTGCGGTAGGTCCGCACGGCCCGCTCTGCCAGTTCCTCGCTGATATGAACACCCATCGCTGCACAAGCCTGCCGGAAGCGCACCGCGCCCATGCTGTACCCACAACCCAGGATCACGGTCTTGCCAAGGAAACGCTCGACTGAATCTTTGCCAATCTCGCTGGGGTCCACCCCATAGATCGAAGCCGCCATGGCCTCGTAAACCTTGCCGCCGCGTGCAAACAGGTCCACCAGATCATCCTGGCCCGCCAGCCACGCCACCCCTCTGGCCTCGATGGCAGCGTAGTCGGCCCAGATCAACCGGCTTCCCGGCTCTGCCACGATGGTCCCGCGCACCATCTGGGACAGGATGCCGGATGTCTCCGGACCCACCGGCAGGAGGGTAGCCTCCGCAGCGTCCCAGTCCTTGACGGTTGCGCGGGGCAGGTTCTGCAACTGCACGCCTGATCCGCTCCACCGGCCCGTACTGGCACCGTGGTACATCAGATTCCCCCGCACGCGGCCATCGGCGGACACACGGTCGAGCATGGCGGTGTACTTGGCTACGCTCGACTTGCCACCCTGGGCGCGAATGCGCAGCACGGCCTTGATATTTTCCGGCAAGTTCTCCTTGTTGAGCAGGTGCTGGATGGCCTCTTTGTTCAGGGACTCATCGGACCCCTCGAACACGTTGATGCCCTGTTGGCTTAACCAAGTCTTGATTCCACCCACATTGCTGGCGGTCTTCACTGCGCCGTCGGTCAGCTTCTCCAGCGCCTCATTAAGCGCAGCCTGGGCAATCCCGGCCACCTCGACGGCCTTCTGCGCGAAAGCCGTGTGGATTCGCACGCCCCGGTCGTTAATCAGTTCAGTGTGCGCCCACACCGGCTTGTCTTCGCCAAGGTGGCGCAACTGCTTATCCAGCAGGCGCTCAACCTCTACGTCGGTGGCGCAGTATTGGGCGAGGCGCTGCATCCTTGGGGCATCCTCCCACCAGGTGCAGGTGCCTAGTTCCACATCCTCGCTGCGGGGCCGGCACATCCGCATCATGAGGCGGTGGCCCTCTGCGTCCTTCTGCACGTCCAGCCCCAGTGCCTGGGCCGCACCGTCCAGCGACCGGGGCAGGGCCATCCTGGCCGCTCTTGCCGCAGTGCAGTCCCATCGGTCCAGCGGGATGATAGGCAGTTGGAACTTATCCACCAGCTTGGCGTTATAGAGGGTGCGCTCAAAGCCAGAGTTATGGGCGACCACGATGCAGGAGGGGTCGCAAAAGGCAGCGCGAAGAGCCGCAGGTAGAGGAGCTTTGAGAGGGAACCACGTTTGAATTGGTGCGTCGTCAACGGCCCAACACAAAACTATGATCTCTGTCGTTGAGTCTTCGGCGTACCTATACACCCCAGATCGGCGCAGATCGACGGCGCTCCTCGTTTCTACGTCAATGTGACACCTAACCATTTCGCCGTGTCTCCCATCCCTTGCGAGCGGCTAGGCTTCTCTCTGCGGGAGTTTGAGCAGCGGCGGCCTTGCGAGCAATGCGGCTTCTCTCTGCGGGGGTCATACCCGCAGCGCGCTTGCGCATAGCTTGGCTCCTAGCTTCGAAAGGGTAAGACCGGTGCCTAATAGCATCTTGCGCGTTGGCGCTGCGCGTATCGTAACGCAAATTCTCCAAACGATTATCTGAAGCAATACCATTCCAATGGCAAACTTCGAGATTTTCTGGGCAGGGGCCGACAAAAGCGGCCATTACCAACCTGTGTACGGATTTATCTCCTCCCTGCCCTAGATTTACCTGCAAGTGACCTGATGAATCTCGCCTAGGGCTAAGGGTTTTACCTTTCAACTTCCAAGTAACTTCCTTTCCATTCCGAACCGCCATCACCTCTCGATCAAGAGAACGGACATTCCCCAGGTCGCTTACCTCGTAATGCCCTTCGTAGCCAACCACTGGGCGCCAGATTTCCATCTTGCATTTCCTTCAAAAGATCCACCCGCCTGACAACCCGCGTTGATCTCTCGATCAGCCCGCAGGTTGTCAGGCAAGGTGGCAGGGGACCATCCCGTGTTTTACGGTCCCCCAACAGGCGCTGTCGGTCCGCTAGGCACCGACCACGGGACGATTCTTAGGGATCAGAACGGTGCGTCATCATCCCAATCGTTGCCAGACTTTGCGCCCAGATCTTCCGCCATGGCGTCGAAATCATCCTGCGGGCGACCCGCTCCGCTAAACGGCGAATCATGCTTCAGAAGCTGGATGTTCTGCAACCCGAAGCCCACGCCCTTGAGCACATTGTCGTAGGCGTATGCGCGTGCCGTGACCCGACACCAGCGGCCCGCATAGGCTTCGCGCTCGTCTGTCACTGGTTCAAGCGAGGCGTTGACGATCCCCGGCTGGCTCTTGCTCTTGAGCGAGATGAACTTCCAGCCCTCTGCGTAACCCGCGAGGTGGGCCTTGTCGCCTGCATCGCGGATGACGTTCTTGGCACCGTGCATCTGCTTGGGCCATTTCTTCTGGTCCGCACCCCACTTCTCCACGGCTGCGGCGTGCAGGGCCGCAGTCAACGGGGCGGTGTCGAAGTCAGGGGGGAGCAGGATGGTCAATCCATACTTCCCACCCATGTCCTCGCGCTGCGGCTGGAAGATGGCGGGAAACGACAAGCGGCCTGGGCCAATGGTAATCTTAGACATGCTGTGTACCTTTTCGAGATTGTAAGGTTATTCCGCGAACTCAGATGCGGCAGTGCGGGTCGCGGCTTCCCGACTGTCGGTCTCACGGGCCAGCTTCATGCCCGAGGATTCTGCGTCGATCAAATCAAACAGGTCCAACTGGATTCCCTGCTTCTTCGCCAGCTTCTCAGCCTGCGCAGGGGTTACAAGGTCTTCTGTCAGAAAACCGCTCAAACCTTCACTTGCAAGGCGCTGCTTCACCAATCGTGCATCCTTCCATTTGCGCACGGCGCGCTTGGGCACCAGCTTCCAGCCGGGGATGTCCCGGCCATCGGCGATGGCAGTATACGCAAGCCCGCGCACGGCAGTAAGCCACGTCTCGATCACGTCGGCGTTTTCCAGCACCTCGGCGATCTCGTCCTCAGACAGGTGCAGTGGCGAAATCATCGAAGTCCATCCTTGCCAGCTTGTAGACATAATCCCGCAGGGTCGGGCAGGTGGCCCGCGCCAAACAAAAGTTGCAATGGCTCCCGGCAGCAAACGGCGGGTTGTCCGAGGTGGCCTTCACCACCGCGTCCAGCATCTCCGATTCCAACTCCCGCAGTTCCGCCAGGGTTACCTTCCGGCGCTTCACGCCACCGAAACGGGGCTGGCAGATGATCACCTCGATATCATCTGGCTTCCAGCCGGGGAACTGCGCGATGGCCCCGAGGGCGTAGAACCCAAGCTGGGGATTCACCCGCCCCGCGTACTCCGGTTCCACGTTGATGCCTCGCCCACCCTTTAGATCCACCAGCTTGATCCAGTCATCCCCATAGATGATGGCGTCAGCGGTGCCGGTGAACTCAGCAAAGCTGGGGATGTTGACGCGCGTCTCGATCAGCAGCCCATCACCAATGTTCTCTGCGTTGACCAGATCCACATACTGCCGCACCACGTCGATCTGTTCCTCGTTGAGCATGAAGGCTGGATGCGAGTCGAGGAAATCAATCTGCACATGCCCATCAAGCACCAGCGCAGCCGCCTCATGTAACAGCGTACCTTCCAGTGCCGCAGGCGAGGAAACGTTTGGCAGCCCATCGGTTGCCGAGATGGAGCCGGGGCACCGCATCCAGCGGTGCGCCGCGCTCGCCCCGAAACGGGAATGTCCGCTCACCGCGAAGCCCCGCTGAACACATCATCCACCAGCTGCCCCTTGGCGGCACTGGCAATCGCTGCCCACGACCCAATCGGCACCTCGCGCAGCGTGGTTTCCCCGGTGTACTTCTCCAGCAGTGCCGGGAACGAGTGACCCGCCGCCTCATAGCTGTCAGCAAGTGCCCACATCTTGCCCCAGGTAAGGTCGTACTGCTCCAGCACGGGCAGGGGGTCCGCTTCTGGGTTGTTGTCCAGCGCGTCGAACTCACCCAACATCGCCTCGATGTTCTCCAGCAGTTCCTGCATGGAGCCACCCTCAACCGAAATTTTCATCATCCAAGTGCTCCTTCTATGATCCGCTGCTTGCGCAGCAACGTATATGTGATCTTCTCGTCGATAGAGTCGGTGAGGCAGACATAACTGGCCCACACCTTCTTCGACTGCCCCGCTCGATAGGCCCGAGCGATTGCCTGCTCATTTAAGGCTGGAGTCCAGGCTGGCTCCACGATTAACACCCTCTCAGCACATTGTAGGTTAAGGCCCGTTCCAGCCGCCTGGATCTGCGCCACCAGCACCCGACACTTTGCATCGCCGGTGAACTGCTTGATGACCTCGTCCCTGCGCTCTTGCGTCAGCCCGCCGCTGTACTGGGCTACACCGCCAGCCCGCAGAAGCTGGGTGGCTGAGAGCCGTTCGACGATCAAAGCCCCTACGTCCTTGTGCTGGTAGAAGACTATGATTTTGTGGACGCCACCCTGTAGTTCTGACTGAACCAATTCGGCGGAATGTACCGCCTTGGCTAGGCCAATCCGTCGCCGCAGCGTGGCGAGGGCTGGGGCGAATCGCTCCAGTTTGGTGTCATCGCCAGTTTTCAGCATCTCCTGGAGTTCCAGCAGGGCCTCCGGCGGAACATCTGAGAGGTCCAGATCAGCCGCAGGCACCCAGGCTTCGGTGATTTGCAGGGGCGGGAGTTCGAGGACATCCGCTTTATGGACGCGGGAGACTACCGGCCCCAACAAGGCGCGCAGTTCCGGCAGGTTCTTGCCCCCGACCACCACCGGCCCGTAGGGCGTCTGGCGGACATGGCAGAACTTCTCCATGAACTGTGCCTTTGTGCCGATACCGGCTTCTGCCAGCACCTGCGGCATCAGCCGGGATAGATGCGGCCACAGGTCGCTTGGGTCGTTTACCAGCGGCGTGCCGGTGGCCACCCACACCCGCTCCGCGCGCTTGTACAGTGCCCCGGCAGATCGAGCCGTGGCCCCATAAACGGCCCGCGTGCGCTTGGCGGCAGTGTTCTTCAGCATGTGGCCCTCATCGAGCACCAGCGACTCCCACTGAAGGGTGAACAGTTGCTTCCATATCGCAGGGTTGACGGTGTGTTCGTAGGAACAGATGACCAGCCGTGCCTGTGGCGCGATTCGGTCCTTGCCGGATTGCACCACCTGGATGTCGCGCTGCGCATAGCAGTTGAAAATCACTGCCTCGCGGGCCACCTGGCTGCGGATTGCCGGTGGCCCGAGGTATAGGCAGCGGCCACCTCTTTGGCTTGCTGCTTGCAGCAGGGGCAGGGTCTTGCCGACGCCTGGCTCCCACGCCAGCAGATAGTTGCCAGCCAGCAGGTGCTCTAAAGCAGCCTGCTGGTGCTTCCAGGCTTTCATCCCCATTGCTCTGCCATGGCGCTGGCGATGCCGGGAAAGAATCTGCTGCGCTCTTTCCAGCGGTCTGGACTTGGCGGCATCCGATGCACGCGCGGTTCCCTGCCTTCTACGATGTTGGTTGGAACGAGCGGTTTAAGATTCCGTAGCCAAAGGCAAGTGCGTTTCGTTTCAGGATGCCCGAACTGCCAAGGTTGCACAGATTGTGCCGGTGGCGCGTAATTTACGATGCGCTCCTTGGCATACCGGTGCATCACTGGATTTTCTACACAGACATGCGGAATCGGCGCGTTCCACATTGTGCTGAACAGGTCCGCACCCTCCTCCAGTTCAGCCCACATTTGTTCCTTGGTGCGGTTAGGCGGTGGGCTAGACAACCATCGCACACCAGAGTTGCACAGGCGCGTACAAGGTGGGTGGGCTACAATCAGGAAATCCCACCCTGCGTGCAGGATGTTGCGCACATCGTCTTGGATATGGCGGTTGTTGCCGTCCTCGCTGGGCAGCAGGTCGCAAGACCAGGCATCGTGCCCTCGCGCCAAGAAGGCGTCCCGCACGGTGCCTGAGAACTCGCAGGCTACAAGCACTCTCATTGTGTCCCTCTTTTCTTATCAGTGGATCTTCGGGCGATCTGTCAGCGCCTCCAGCAGCACCTCGATGGCCCGCATCAGGTACACGATGGCCTCACTTTCCGGCACCACGCGGTCATTGATCAGGTACACCGATTCGGTGTCCTCATCTTCAGGGTCGGGCTTCACGCCCACCAGCAGCATGGTGTCGAAGCCGAAGCTGGCCTTGATCTTCAAAAGCAGCTTCTCCTGATTCGCCTTAAACTTTGTTTCTTCATCCATCACAATCCTACCTTCTCTGAGTTTGGGTTTGCGCAAGTTTGCACAGGATGGCTGCGCAAAGCGGTGAAAAGTTAAACCTGGCGGCTTAGGCTTCGACCTTCCTAGGCCGGCCGGGGCGGCGCTTTTCAGTAGTAGCCTCGACAGATTCATGAGGCGGCAGAGGATTGCTCACGGGTCCAGCCTGTGCTTCCGGCACTAGACCAACCTCTGCCGGGGACCATTCCCCGCACCAGTCCTTGCGGCTGACGCGCGGCCAGCCTGAGCCGGTGGGTGGGTTCTTGCGGCAGACGCCATACGGGGACATGCCGTCATTGTCCCAATGGTAGCACTGGTCACAGGTATTAGAGACTGGTGATGGTGTCATGGATCTTGGCCTCGATGTCGGAGTGGTAATCATCCAGTGCGGCACGCACCAGTGGCTCGATACGGTGCTGGCGCCCCGCCAATGGGATGGGTGTACCGGTAGAGTCATAGCATGTGATGTCAGACAGGCCATCGTACTTCCAGTCGAAGTCCCAGGTCTGCTGTTCGCCATCGTACTCCCCAGTGAAGTCGATCCACATGTACCCTTCGCAGGTAAGCGGGTGGTGGTTGTAGGTGATGCTCAGTTCATCAAAGGGGAACTGAAGCGACCCTTGAGCATGCGTTGCCATCACTCTGCACCATGATAAATAGGAGTTGGAGCCGGGATAATTAGAAGTGCCGCACCCTTGCGCCACATGGAAATGCACTGGTAATGCGGCATTCCGTAAGTCTGGCATTCGTTCATGAATGCGTGCCGCTCGTCCTGCATGAGCAGCAGCACCCATACAATCCCCACCGCAATGATTGTCGGCAGGGCCACTGTTAAAATGAGTCTCATCCTTCCCTCCGGTGTTCGTTGCACAGGCGGTTGCCTATGCCCCAGCTAAAAAACTTCGCGTTGCATGCCATGCAACGGCGTTCGGTGTACTGTTCTTTCTCCGCTCGTATCACCCGCTCCTTCCGCCGGCTGCGGCCATCGGGCAGGGCTTTCGGACCCAGTTCCATGGACCTGGCCTTCAAGCCGTTGGCGAGCAGTTGTGCCCTGATGGCACGGGGCGTGCGAGTGGGGATGTCTGCGGCGATCTCAGCGGCGGATTTGTTGGCCTCAACGCCCGCATACAAGGCGCGCAGTTCAGCCGCATTCCAACTGTCGGCACGCAGCAGCATACGGGCTTTGTTGCCCACTGCGTCCAGCGATCGGTTGGGCACCCGCAGCTTTAGCAAGTCGTTTGTCTCCCCCAGCGCCAGGCCCTGCAACATCTGCTCGACCTCATGCGGGGTCCACATCTCTTTGCCGGCCAGGGTAGACTGGGCCATCCTCGACTGCATGTTCCCGTTCTGTCGGGTGGTGGCACGGGTGATCATCGTCCCAGTTCCTCGATGTGTCGGACAGCGCACTGATAGTGCCCCGGCCCCCACTGCCAGCAGCCCTCGCTGTGGGTGCCGACGCGCTCCAGCCAGTTCTGTTCCCACCGGAGGCACGCAGTCAGCCGCTTGATCTCGGCGTGCGCAGTGCCCAGGTGGTCGTTCCAGTGCTGGTCTTTGGCGTGCAGGCGCTCGATCTCAGCCTGCGCCTCCTCCAGCAGATTATCGGAATCCAGCCATCGCTGGCCGGCGTCATCGTTCTGCAAGTGCGCTTCGATGCGCGCGATCAGGTCAGGCATGGCTACCCACCCAGACGATCAGGATAATCAGCACCAAGGCTGAGATTAACAGCAGGTTCATTCCTTTGTTCCTTCCATCAAAGCGGCCCAAGATACTGGGAACTTTTTGCGGCAGTGCTTGGCGATCTGCGCGGCCACGTCGCGTGTTTCCACTTGGGAGTGGGCGTCCAGCCGCAACTGGCATACCCTGGCGAAGAACAGCAGCGATCCCGTCCACACCCAACTGGTCATTGTAGCCTGCGGCAGCACCATGCGGGCCTGTTCCGGGGCCACCCCCCGCTTCAGGAGGGTTTGGTAGGCCCGCAGGGCATCACCCACGACGGTGTTATAGATCATGTCAGTCAGGAACGAATCCCCGGCGTGCAGCGTGCCACCAGATCCCTGCTTGACGTTTTCCGCACGCGCCCGCCAAGCGTCGGGGTAGTAAACCGTCGGTTCCCCGTCGATGTACCGGCGCGATTCCTCATTCCACGCCGCACCCACCTGGTGCTTCGCCAGCTGCCGCGCCACGAAGATTGGGGCAGTGACGCGGAACGACAGGCAGGTATGGGCAAAGGGGGACCAATGGTCATGCCGTGCCAGATAGGCAACCAACTTCTCGTCCGCCTCATCGAGCACCGTCTTACGTTTGGCGAAGCTGACCCGCGCAGCGTTCACCACCGACAGATCCTTACCCATGTGGTCTATCAGTTCAACCTGCATCAGAACACCACCTCATCCAGCATTACGTTGGCCTCTCGGAACATCTCGGCACCGATGGCGCAGGCTGCGGCCCACCTAGCAGGCGCAGGGGGGAAAACGATGCGCCCGATGCCAGCCTGAATGATCGGGCCTGCGCAATGACTGCACGGGGGCATGGGCCAGACATACAGCGTGGCGCCTTCCAGAGGGGCGGAAGCAAACAGCAGGGCATTCATCTCCGCGTGGACGATCCTTGCCAGCTTATACTCCCGGTCGAATAGGCCGGTGTCCGGCACGCCCTTGGGGTACCCGTTGAATCCGATGGACAGCACGCGGTGATCGTAATCCGCGATCACAGCCCCGACCTTGGTGGACGGGTCTTTGCTCCACTGCGCAACGTGCTGCGCAAGGGACAGCAGGCGGTGGTCCCAGTTGGTGCTCATGACTGCACCGCACGCAGGTGCTCAATCTCGACCAGTAAGCCGTGATTCTTCTGCGCCAGGCGGGAGTTGGTGGCGTTGGCCTTCTGTAGCTTGGCGGACAGTTCGGCGACGATGACTTCGAGGAGGTGTGGGTAAGCGTCAATCACGACCTTCGCGCGGGCCTTGTGAAGGGCCACCACGTAGCTTGGCAGTGCTTCATAGGGCAGGTGCGACTCTAGTGCGGCCAGGGCACGGGTCGCTCGATCCAGTGGATCGGCAGGGGCGTCGGTCATTTGTCGGTGTCCTCTTGGTTGGTTCGACCAAGGAACCCTACTGACTAGTTCAACAAGGCGCAAGAGTGAAAACGCAGCGCGACATTCAGGTGTAGGTTGTATTTGCCGTAACGCAGTGTCGAGTTGGGGCAGTCGCTGTTACGCTGTTACGGCGACCCCTACGGTACTTTTTGCCTTTAATCGCAGTGGGTTAAGGAGGGTTGTTAATCCGTAAAAATCTATTCTCTCTAAAGTTCTAAATGTTTTTATATATAAGGGTATAGGAGTAGGAGTGATATATAGAGAGTTTTAGGGCAAAAAGCTGTTACGCTGTTACGCTCTGGCTTAACTCCCCGCTGCGATTGAGGTTTCGACTGCACTAGACAGCGTAACGGTGTCACAGGTGCTTAGTGAGATCAGACAAGCTGTTACGCTCGCCCCATGCGCGCCATCTCTGACCCCGTGCGAATTATGCCGCACATCAGGTGCGCGATATTGGACGTGGACGTGGACGTGGACGTGGACGTAGACGTGGACGTGGACGTGGACGTGGACGTAGACGTGGACGTGGACGTGGACGTAGCGGTTTAGCTAGGCCTGAACGTGGACGTGGGGTATACCAAGGGCTGGACGTAGGCCGGATCGACCGACCTGCCGAACGGGGGACCGACCGCACCATGCGCATAATCGGGATCGATCCAGGCGTGACCGGCGCCCTAGCCGTTTTGGTCGCGGCCGGGGGGCCGGGGGCCGACCTATGTCGGGCCGATATATGTCGATCCGATATATATCAAACCGATATATGCCAGCCCGATATAGGTGACCCCACATCTAGTGCTATATCGGATCGATATATACCAGATATGGGGCCGGCGGGCCGCGTGCCCATAGTGCCAGGGCCAAGCGGGGCCGGGGGGCTTGGCCTTTGGCGCCTGGCGGCCGTCTATGATTTGCCGGCCGTGTGCGAGCGGACAAGCGCCGGCAAAGCCAGACGGCATATAGACCCTGTGGCCCTGGCGGCCCTACTAGAGCAAATCGGGCCGGTAGAACGATGCATCGTCGAAAGGCTTTCGGCCCCGCCAGGGATATCTGGCATCGCTGCATATTCCCTTGGCGCAACCGCTGCCACCATCGCAACGGTCCTAGCTTTATCCGGCATGCGGCCCCGCCTGATATCACCTGCAACCTGGAAGCGGGCCATGGAAGTGCCGAAGGAGAAGAATGCGGCCCGCGAATATGCCAGCTTGCGATTCGGTACGGCCGAGTATTGGCCCCGCAAGCTGCACCATAACAGGGCGGAAGCGGCCCTAATCGCATTGTATGGCGCGCTATCTTAAACGCTAAAAGCCCCGCGCTCTGGCGGGGCTTTGCTTGCGCATGGTTCCTATTCACGTGCGCGCATATCGGGCCCTATTCCTCTCACCGTGCCGATTTGTTACCGTGTATCTTTCCATGGCTCTAGACTCCCATAATTGCGCGCGCGAAAATCGCGGCCGCGATGATAGTTCCCCACATCAAAACCAGGGTTGCGAATTCAGCCACAGCCAGCCACAAATCGGTCCGACGGGGCTTGGCCTTTGGCACGTAAATCGGTTTGCGCATTACTCGACTCCCATAAAAAGATATTCCTCGGCCCCGTTAATCTGGTGTTCACCACAGTCAGGGCATTCGTAGCCCCGCGCATCTGGCTCCACACCGTAATCCATGCCGCCGCAGGCATTGCAGAAGCCCACATATTCATCAGCTTCCAGTGCCGCCATGACGCGGCCGGCCGTTATCAGGCGATGGATTTTCATGCCGTCCACCATGCCCAGACCAGGGCCACGTCAAAAGCCCCGGCCGCCAAGATGCCAGCCCCGACAATGGCCCAATGCAACAAATCCATATTCCGATGATAACGCTGAATCCGATTCATGATCCTATCCCTTTCCTTGGGGCCTCCATTGGCCCGCCCAAGGAATATGGCTGACTGCACTAGGCACGTCAAGCGCCATAATGCAGTCAGTTGAATTATTTTTGAGTCAGCCCCGTGCGATAGCATCGGCCCGCTTTGATGCCGTGCCATGGGCGGGGAATCCGACAATGGTATCTCGGAGCCTAGCGCAAAGCTTGCACGATTCACACGTAACATCGTCGCGATAGGTGGCGGGGCACACGACAACACGGCGGCCCTTCGGTGTTTTGATATCGGCCCGCGGTGCCGTATCACGGGGCAACAGCACTACTACCGGCCCGATATCTAGATCAGCCAAAGCATCGGCATGCGCCAGGGTATTGCCGCTTAAATTGATTGTGAATCCGGCCCTGTTAGCTTCCGCAATGGCAATCTGATCAGCCACGGAATGCAGGGGCTTATGAGTGTACGTATAAGCCATTGTGCCGCGTGCGGCCCGCACCAATTGTGCAAGCTTTACACGGTCTAGCTTATCGCCAAGCCCCGGCAAATCGCCCGCTTGGTTATGTCGCCATATCTGGCCCTTGCGAATCGTGCGCACGGCCGCAAGGAATCCCCGCCAATCAAAGCCCCGAATCCCCGCGTCAACCTTGCGCCAAAACATTTTGAGCGGGCCGAATTCGGCATAGCACATGCCTTTCAAGGGGCATGAATCCGGGCAAGTATCGGATTGTGTAGTGCTGACGGGAATCTTTCCCGTCTTAACATTGGTGCTGATCATTGTGAGTGCATAGGCCATTGTGTTTCCTTTCACATGTGCCGGGGTGGATCAGAGCGCGGCCGGGGCCGCTTGCGCGACGATAACGGCATAGCCCAAGGCCTTAATGCCGTCGATATGCCGCCGTGTAAGGGTTTTGGTGGCAAGCAAATCGGTAAAGCCCCTGGCGATATCGCACGCCGGATAAATCAATTCGTTGCCATAGACGGTTTTGATGGTGACTGTGATTTGCATGGTCCTAATTCCTTGTCTAGCGGTTGCCAATGACGGTTGCGTACAGAACGAATCCGATTCCGCCGGCCATGAGTGCGATATAGTAGCAGGCAAAAAACGCGTCGGTTGCGGCATCCATGATCCTATTCCTTCCCTTGGGGCCGTCATTGGCCCGCCCAATGAATATGGCTTGCCCTACTAGACAAGGCAAGCCCCTATTTGCATCGCGCGCAATTTTCCGCCATGAATTAATTCGATTAGTCCAAACCTATTGATCGCTCAAACCGATAAGGGACTCACTACAGTGCCATATGTTAAGGGGCAAAGCGGCAATCCTGGCGGCCAGAACATTGCCGCATTGCGCACCAAGCGCATGATAGAGGGGCTTGGCCCGCGTGCCGTTGCCAAGCTAGAGAAGCTATTAGACGGGGACAATGACGCGCTAGCCTTCCAGGCGGCAAAGGAAATCCTATCGCGCGTCGCACCCGTGCCCAAAACTGGCACCATGCTAGTGCAGCACTCGGCGAGTCCTCATCTGGCGGCCCTGGTAGGCTTGGCGACGGCAACGGCGGCCCGCGTGATCGATCACCAGGCTGATTTGCCCATGCTCGGCGATGCCTCGGGGCCGCTCGGCGATGCCTCGGCACACCTATCAGGCGAGTCAGGCGCGCCAGGGCCAGATAATCCGGCCGATTCTTGCTAACCTATTGATTACATTGGTGTCGGCATTTTCCATAATGCATGTTATGCGAACAACGTAGGGTTGTATGGCACAACGATTAGGAGAGTAGGGGCCGCCGGCCCTAGATCTGGTATGTATCAAACCGATATAGCACAAGATGTAGGGCGGGGCGGCCGTGAGGCCCCCCGGCCCCGGCCCCGGCGGGGGGCGGCTGCGGTGGCAACCACCCTGTGCCTATACCCAAAAATACCCAGTTATAGCTGGGTATACCCGATAGGACGTATACATGACCCCCACCCCCACCCCCGGCCCTTCCAAGCCTGCGCCCGCTCCAGAAAATATAAAAACAATGGAGCAGGCTTTCGCCTACTTCATTGAGGTGTATCGGAACCGACCAGTGGAGTTCGTTGAGGATGTCCTCAAAGCCTCACCCCTGCCATGGCAAAGAGAGTTCCTCCTAGCAGTGGCACGCGGTGAGCGCCGCATCAGCGTGCGTGCTGGTCACGGCGTGGGTAAGTCCACCGTGTGCTCCTGGGCGCTGATCTGGTTCATGCTGACCCGCTACCCACAGAAGTCCATCCTTACCGCCCCCACTGCGGGCCAGCTGTTCGACGCCCTGTTCTCTGAGGTCAAGCGGTGGGTCAACGCCCTGCCCGATTACCTGAAGGACCAGTTGGAAGTGTTCTCGGACCGCATCGTGCATAAGCACGCCCCTGAATCCAGCTTCATGTCTGCTCGTACTTCCTCTGCCGAAAGGCCCGAGGCCCTTGCGGGAGTCCACAGCGAGCACGTCCTGCTGATCTGCGATGAGGCAAGCGCAATCCCCGAGCCGGTCTTCGAGTCCGCTGCGGGTTCAATGTCGGGCCACAGCGCCACCACGATCCTGATCGGGAACCCCACCCGCAACAGCGGCCTATTCTTCAAGACGCACCATCAGCTAAAAGCCGACTGGTTTACGATGCACGTCTCCTGCCTCGACAACCGGCTGGTATCTACCGATTTCGTGCGCCAAATCATCAACACCTATGGCGAAGAATCCAACGCCTATCGCGTCCGCGTGCTGGGCGAGTTTGCCCTGCGCGAAGATGACGTGCTGATTCCAGCGGAACTGGTGGACGCTGCGATGAAGCGGGACATCGTGCTGGACCGGCTGGAGCCGATGGTCTATGGCGTGGACGTTGCCCGCTTCGGTGATGATAGGACCGTCATTTGCAAGCGCCAGGGCCAGGTGGTCACCGAGATCAAGGCTTGGACGGGTGCGGACCTGATGGAAACCACGGGAAGGATCGTGCATGAGGCAGAACTTGATAAGCCCGCCGAGATCATGGTGGATAGCATTGGCCTGGGGTCTGGGGTCGCTGACCGCCTGCGCGAGTTGGGCTACAACGTCCGTGATGTAAACGTCTCTGAGTCCAGTGCGATGAACCCCCAGGCTGCGCGCTTGCGGGATGAGTTGTGGCTGGAGGTGAAGGAATGGTTGATGCAGCGCACCTGCAAGCTGCCCCAGAGCGATGATCTGAAGGCGGAACTGTGCAGCCCAACCTACGGGTTCACATCGAACGGCAAGATCAAGGTCGAGGGCAAGAGCGAGATGAAGCGGCGCGGGATGCGCTCGCCAGACGTAGCGGATGCGCTATGCCTGACGTTCGCTGCTGGCGCGGCACGGGTGGGCGGGCGCTCCAGCCGGTGGGTCACCGGCAAGCCGCTGAAGCGGGCGGTTGCCGGGATTGTATGAAACCCACATTTCGGTTATGGTTTCGCGAGCAAACTTAGGGGTACGACCCATGAAGGCCAGGAAAACCAAGCCGTCCCCGTTTGGCGGACTGCAAGACGGCTTCTCCGCTGCCGAAGGCAGCATGACCCTGACGCCGCAGGGGAGTGGAGGGTATGACCTCGACCCTCTGAGCCTTGTGCCCCGGCGCAAGTCTGCGCGGACCCAGACCCCTGCGCAGCACGCAGCCGTCAAGAAGGCCGCTGCCGTCAGCCGCAACAAGCGCAAGATTGCAGCCGGTCTGCCGGTGGTGGGCAGCGGCCCGAAGTTTGGGATGTGACCATGGCGAAGCCGGGACTCTACGCCAACATCAATGCCAAGCAGAAGCGCATCGCTGCTGGATCTGGCGAGACGATGCGCAAGCCTGGTGCAAAAGGCGCACCCACTGCCAAGGCGTTCAAGGCTTCTGCAAAGACCGCGAAGCCCGCTGCCATGAAGCCCAGTAAGAAGGGCATGTAAGGGTAGAGCATGGACGATGATGCGATGGAGTGCCCCCTCGCCACCCGCGACATGGAGGCCAACCTAGCCAACCGGCAGCATGCCATCGAGGAATATGGCTACGGTCCCCCCGACCCCAGCCAGCCCAACGAAAAGTTCTGGGCAGCGAAGTCCAAGATGTGGGCCGGTGCTGGCGACGTTAAGTCGATGCGGTGCGGTAACTGCGCGGCATTCATCCAGACGCCCTCGATGCTGGAGTGCATCGAGGAAGGCATCGACGAGGATTCCGGCGAGTATGCGTCGGCGGTAGTTGACGCGGCGGGCCTGGGATATTGCGAACTGTTTGAGTTCAAGTGTGCGGCTGACCGCACCTGCGATGCTTGGCTCACTGGCGGGCCGGTCACCAAGGAAATGACCGGCAAGCAGACGGCCATCTTAGAATTTGCCAAGAAGGGGCTGGAAGAATGAGCAAGCTACTGAAAGACCAGGCCGGGGTAATCTATCCGGCAATCGTCGGGAAGCTGGGCACCAACCAGAATCTGACTGCCGGTGCGACTACCGCTGCGTCTACTGCGTTTGGGCAGGAAACCACGCTGATCCGCGTGGCGCTCGCTCCCCTGACAGGCGCTGGCGCGCACGTTCACTTTGCTATCGGCACTGCCCCCACGGCAACGACCAGCAGCGCGTTCATCCCCTGCGGCGTGATTGAGTACATCGCGGTTGCCCCCGGCGACAAGATTGCGCTGCTGCGCGGTGGTGCCACCAGCATTGACGTGTCGATCTGCGAAATCACCAACGCTTAAGGGGACGATCATGCCGCTGACCAAGAAGGGTTCAAAGATCCTGACGGCGATGACCGAGGAGTATGGCGCCAAGAAGGGGAAAGCCGTGCTCTACGCCACGATCAACAAGGGCAAGATCAAGGGCGCCGAAAAGGCCCCCGCAGGAAAGAAGAAGTAACATGGCGGAACGGCAGCAGATGCCTGATCTGACACCGGAGCAGCTTGTCACCTTGTACCGAATGGGATTGACCCCGTTTGGTACACCGGATGTGCAGCGTGCAGGTGGCGGACTGGGGCCGTTTTCTGTCGGGGTCAGTGGGTCCAAGAAGGGCGACTACCAGACGGGCACCACCTACGCTAATGCTTCTGTGCCAATCGGCCCTGCCCGGGCGTCTGGTGGCGTTGCGGTGGCGAAAGGTTCCAGAGGCGGGCCAGCAGTGGTGCCAAATGTTTCTTTGAACCTAGGCCCAGTAAACGCCAACGCTTCACGGGTTTACGCTGACGGGCAGAACGTAGCAAACAGCTACGGGGCGGGAATAACCCTGGATGATATTATTCTGGCCTACCAGAGAAGCCAGCCGGTGCAGGGGTACGGTAGCAACAGCTATTCCATCACCGCGCCTGTCGGTGGCACCCAGGTGTCTGCCTCTGCTACGCAAGGTAGGCAGCAGCCCACCCAATATGCCGGTGGCGTCACTGTGCCTGGCTTGTTGGGCGGGAATCTTATGGTAGGGGGCGAGTATACCCCCGAGTCCAAAGACAAGGCGTTTTACGCACGTTACAAGCGGAGTTTCTGATATGCAGTCTTACGTCTCAAACACGGGTTCCGGCAGCACCAACGCCCTGGCTTCGCGTGTTTCGGACGCGGCTGCGATGAGCGAGACGATCCAGTTCGGTGATCCGCCGGAGACTGATACCGGCGAAATGTCGGAGGACCAGTTCTCCGCGTCGGTAGGCTCCACCATCGACGATGCCGTGGACTATATCGATGGGTTCATTGCGCCGGCCCGTGCCCTTGCCACCCAGTATTATCGTGGCGACCTGTTCGGGAACGAGGAAGAAGGCCGCAGCCAGATCGTAATGACCGAGGTGCGGGATACGATCCAGGCGATTATCCCGAGCCTGCTGCGAATCTTCACCAGCAGCGAGCAGGTGGTGGAGTATGCACCGCGTGATGAACGCTCGGTTGAGGTTGCGGAACAGGCAACAGATTACGTCAACTTCGTTTTCTACAACGACAACCCCGGCTTCAGCATCCTGCATGAGTGCTTTAAGGATGCCCTGAAAAGCAAGACCGGCATCATCAAGTGGCGGTGGTCCGAGGACATCGAGGTGACGCAGGCTGAGTATACCGGCCTCGACCAGATGTCGGTGAACCTGCTGCTGGAAGACCCCGACTGCGAACTGGTCAGCATGACCCAGACCGTAATGCAGGAAGCCGTCATCTCTCCCGAAGGGCAGATGGTTTCCCCGGAAATCATTACCTTTGACGTAACGATTCGCCGGAAAATCAAGCGCAGCCGTGCGGTGATTGAGTCCGTACCGCCCGAGGAATTTCTGATTGCGCGTGAAGCACGCGACCTCGACACCGCTGCCTACGTCGGCCATCGCTCGCTGAAGACCATGAGCGAATTGGTGGCGATGGGCTATGACCGCGACGAGATCGAGAAGTATGCCGGCCAGGGCGACGTGTTCTCGGTGAATGACGAGGCCCAGACGCGCAACCCTGCGATCATGTCGTTCATGTCCCACGCGGACAACCCCGACCCGAGCATGCGCCGCGTGCTGTATGTCGAAAGCTACGTGCGCATCGATAAGGACGGGGACGGCATCGCGGAATTGCGCAAGGTTTGCTCGCTGGGGAATGCGTACCATATTTTGTACGATGAGGTGGCGACGGACGTGCCCTTCGCGTTCTTCTGCCCAGACCCTGAACCACACATGATTATCGGGCAGTCCATTGCAGACCAGACGATGGATTTGCAGTTGATCAAGTCCAGCATCGTGCGCAACACGATGGATAGCTTGGCTCAAGTCATCCACCCCCGCACCGTAGTGGTGGAGGGGCAGGTGAACATGGACGATGTGATGAACAACGAAACGGGCGCGATCATTCGCGCGCGTGCGCCTGGCATGGTGCAGCCGCTGGTGGAGCCATTTGTCGGGCAGGCGGCGATGCCGCTCATCGCCTACATGGATGATATTCGGGCGCAGCGCACCGGCATCTCTGCGGCCTCGCAGGGCCTGAACCCCGACGTGCTACAGTCCACCACCAAGGCTGCGGTGACTGCCACCGTGCAGGGCGCGCAGGAACGCATCGAACTCATCGCCCGCATGTTCGCTGAGAACGGCATGAAGCGGTTGTTTAAGGGCCTGCTGAAGCTGCTGATCCGGCACCAGGACAAGCCGCGCATGCTCCGCTTGCGGGGCAAGTGGGTGCAGATCGACCCCCAGTATTGGGACGCAGACATGGACGTGCAGGTGAACGTGGCCCTGGGGCACGGCACCGACTCTGACAAGCTGCAATTCCTGACGATGGTCTCCCAGAAGCAGGAGCAGATTCTCCAGACGCTTGGACCAAGCAACCCCCTGGTGGATCTGGCGCAGTACCGCAACACCTTGGCGCAGATCTGCACGCTTGCCGGCTTCAAGGATGCCAGCCGGTATTTCAAGGCGGTGGACATGCAGGCAGTTGCGCAGCAGGCGCAGCAGCAGGCCCAGAACCAGCCGCCCGACCCGAACATGATGCTGATCCAGATCGAGGGGCAGAAGGCCCAGGCCCAGGCCCAGATCGACGCTGCCAAGGTGCAGGCTGACGTGCAGGATTCCATCCGGCAGGATCAGCGCGAGCGCGAGAAGATGCAGCTGGACATGCTGGTGCGGGTGGCTGAGATCGAGGCCAAATATGGCACGCAGGTCAACATTGCAAAGATTGAAGCCACCGTGCGGGCAGAGACAGAGCGCAACAACGCCATGAATGCAAGCATGGTCCCCCCTATGTCGACACCCTCGTCGGCACCCCTAGCACAACCGCCAGAGATGATGCCACCGGGGATGCTGCCCAATGCCTGAACATGAGTTGATCCGCGCGGCACAGGAGTTCGCGTCTTCCGATTCAGTGCAGGAAATCCTGCGCCGGCTGGAAGCCAAGTATGTCGAGGAATGGAAGGCTAGCGCAGCCGGAAAGCCGGAAAGCCGGGAGCACTGCTACCGGATGGTTCTGGCAATCACCGCTCTGCGAGATGAGATGAAAATCTTGGCGCAGAGCACCAAGGTTAACCAGTGGAACCGCAAAGTTGCGCGGAACACGATTTTAGGATAATAGTCAATGACCGATACGGCCATCCAGGCTACCGGCATCGCAGAAGCAGCCCAATCGTTTGAGGCATTGCTGGGCGGGGATTCCCCGGCACCCACTGCGCCCCAGGCTAAAGTTGCATCTGATGAAGCCCCTGCTGAGAACGCAGAGGCGTTTGTAGGTGAATCCGAAGGGGATGAGACGGCGGCTGCGTATGACGCGGATGCTGCCCCCGAAGGTGAAGCCGCCGCTGAAGACGACGATACCGGCGAAGAATCGCCAGAGGGTCAATTTGTCACCGTCAAGATTGATGGCAAGACAGAACAGATTCCCCTGGAAGAAGCGATCAAGGGTTATCAGCGCCAGGCGGATTATTCGCGGAAGACTGCCGCACTTGCAGAAGAACGGCGTTCGTTCGATGCAGATCGGCAGGCGGTGGTACAGGAGCGCACGCAGTACGCTCACCTGCTTACCGCGCTTCAGCAGCAGTTGCAGGCGCAACAGCCGCAGGAGCCGGATTGGCAGAAGCTCTACGATAGCGATCCCTTTGAGTACGTGCGCCAGAAGGATCTTTACCGGGACCGACAGGAAAGGCTGGCAGCAGCCAGCTATGAGTCGCAGCGTGTACAGGTCGTTCAGGCACAGGAGCAGCAGGCGCAGCTTGCCGCACTGGTTAGCGAAAACCGGCAGAAGCTGGTTGAAGCGGTGCCAGCGTGGAAAGACGCAAAGCGGTGGGAATCTGATCGACCCAAGATCCTTGAATATGGGCAGAAGCTAGGCTTTACCCCCGAGGAACTGGGCCAGACTTACGACCACCGTGCGGTTGTCGCCCTCTGGAAGGCCATGCAGTACGACTCCCTGGTAGCAAACCGGCCCCAGCCGGTTACCGGCAAGGGTCCGAAAAGCGCCCCAGCGGGATCTGCCAGTTCTGCCCCGAAAAGCACGTCTGAGACCACCCGAGCGAAACAGCGTCTCGCTAAAACGGGGAATGTCCGCGATGCGGCAACCCTATTTGAATCGTTCTTGGACTGAAAGGTACTGAATCATGGCTATCGCTACTAATACCCTCACCCGCTACGACGGCTACCGTGCCGTACGCGAAGACCTCGCCAACGTGATTTACAACATCTCTCCCGTCGATGTGCCCTTCATGAGCAACATCGGCCGCGAAACGGTGAAGAACACGTATTATGAGTGGCAGACCGATTCCCTGGCTGCTGCGGTGACCACGAATGCGCAGCTTGAAGGCGACGATTCCTTCGCGGCTGATTCGCAGGCTGCGACTGAGCGTGTCGGCAACTACACGCAGATCAGCCGCAAGGTGGTCCAGACCTCTGGCACCATCGAAGCCGTGGACAAGGCTGGCATGCGTTCGTACCTTGCTTACGAACTCGCCAAGGCGGCTTCGGAACTGAAGCGTGACATGGAGGCCACGCTGACCTCCAATGCCGTTGCGGTTGCTGGTGGCAACACCACGGCCCGCAAGACGGCAGGGCTCGGTGGCTGGATCATCACCAACAGCTATTCCGGCTCCGGCACCACTGCCGCTGCCCCGGTAATGTCTGGTGGCGCTGGTTCGCTCGACGGCTTCCCGACCACGGCTGCTGTCGCTGGTACGGCCCGCGCGTTCACCGA